TTTCATACTTTAGAAGAAGCAGATAAAGACGAATGTTTATGGAGACAAGAAAAAGAAATAATTAAAAAAGCAATGGACGTTATTGCCGTTCGCAAACAAGGGCATAGTAGATTGGTATATGATAAAACAAGTCATACTATTATTGCTGTTTTGAATACACCATTGACGCCAGACCCCAAAGATATTGCATTAAAGGCGGCGTATGATGTTTTTTGCTGGTATTATATATTCGGCAAAGATAGTCCAAAAGCCAAAGAATTACTGGCAGATTTGGGAAATAAACTTGAAGTAATAGGTTTTACATTTAAGAAAGTGAAAAAATGAGTTATGACCTTGAACAATGTCCAAATTGCAACAAAAAATATGACCCGTATGGTATGTCAACCGTTCCCAAAATAACCGACAAAGGGTTTTGTCCGCACTGTGGGTTTGATTTGTTAAAGGATATGGCTGAAAAACTTAACATTCCGATTGAACAATTTGTCGGTTATACAAAAAGATGAGAATCTTTAGATATAAACTTGCAGGATATTCGGATTGGCAATACACAAGTTTTTACTGTTGCCTAATGAACCTGATTGATTTCCGATTTTGGTTTTGCGAATGCCATTATCAACCGCCTTATGGCAAGGTAATTTTTGGTGGTTGTTGGTGGCACGATTAGCCAAAGAAAAAAGTCAAGGAGAAAAAGATGTTATGTCCAAAATGTAAAAAAGATGATACAGATTTTGTTAACAAAACTCGCAAAGGAAGATGTTATATTTGCCATAGATGTAGGCAAGAATTTTATGTCTATCCAAAGAAAGGAAAAAGAAAATGTGTATCTGGTGTGACTTAAATAAACAAGATGAAGACGGCGAAAGAGCAAGAACTTTAATTGAGGATATTCACAAAACTTGTGAAACAGTAACTTTCTTATATCGCCAATTAAAGCGGGGCAATATAAAACCGCATACAAAAGAAATGGATAAGTTGGTATTAAGCGAAAGACATTTAATCAGGTTGCTAATAATGGATGTTTTGTAGGCAAGAAACGTTTTGCAAAGGAAAGAAGCCAACTAAAGATGTTTTAACCGCAAGGAAACAGTTATGGTAAAGGATGACATTAAGACCGTATTCGATTGGTGGAATAAATACAAAGGTCGTGGCAACTGGCGTTCTCACCGAGAGATTACATACGATATCGAGTGCGCCGTCAAGGATACACTAAAGCATTATATGGTTAAGCAAGTTTGCGAGGCCATAGACAATTATGCCTTGATTCTATTGAACAGGGAATATCGTTGGTCTTATGCGTGGCCATTGGCTTTGTTTCTTACAAGACACAGGCCAGACGATAAGAAAATCCTGCAATTCACAAGATTTTTAGGTAATAATTTTGTGGCTGATGATTACTTAACTAAAGAATCAAGAGCAAAGAGAAACCGCAATGACGAATGGGTGTGTAGAAAATGTTTCAAACCTACCACCAGTTTATCTGATAGAAAATGGTGTCCGGTATGTGAGGGTTGGGGGGAAAAAACAAATGAATTGGTAGAGAATTTCGGGAAGATATAGGAGGCCAAAAAATGACCGACAAAAATGCCGAGCCGAAACCTAATGAACCTATAAAAGTAGGCATAGGAATTATACCTGCCGAGCCGAAAGAAACGGTGGATAGGTTTGTAGAGAAACTTAAACATCAAACCGATGAAATGTTAAAGAAATTGCCAAAAATCGTGAAGCACCACTGGACTATTCCAGAAAGACAATACTTCAAAGAGTTTATAACAACTTTAAGCAAATGGCTCTATGAAGCCTGTCGTCTTATCGAATCGCAGGACGCAGAAAACAAAGCTCTGCAAGGCCAACTCGAAAGTTGCCGTAGTAATATAAAACTACGAGCAGAGCATAATGAAAAACTGCAAGAGCAGTTAGAGTGGCAGGAGAAGAAAATAGAAGAATTGTATAAAGATAAATCGCATCTTGAGGAAATAGAAAGCGACCTTAATAACACGATAGGATTTATGCAGACTGGAATAGATAACTGGAAGAAAAATTATGACGACCTGCAAACCAGTTGTGAAAAGGCAAAAGCAATACTCAAAATAACTCATTATCAAGTTGGAATGAACACGGCCAAAAAGTTTATTGAACAGGCACAACAAATTCTCGGCGATAACGAGTTTAAGGAAATTGAGGGAAAAGATGAACCAACCTGAAATGACTCATATTTACATTTGGGGCAATAATGCCGTCCGCAAAAAGTGGCAAGGTAAAAAATGCAGGATACTTGTCAGTGGTGGCAGAAATACCTGTTTGATTGAATTTGAAAACGGGGAACATCTAAATACAAGCCGCAGGGCATTAAGGAAAATCAAATGACCAAAACTGAAACGGGGAAATACTGGAACAAGGCCTGGCAACTTGTAGATGGTTGCACCAAAGTCAGTCCTGCCTGTCAGAACTGCTGGGCGGAAGGAATGGCGAAAAGATTTTTTGTAAAGTCAATAAATCCTTTAAGCAAAGAAATGCAGTATCATCGCAAAAAATCCACAGCATTGCCATTTAATTGGAATGGTCGCATAGTTTTAAGGCACTCAAATCTTGACCTGCCTCTGTGGACAAGAAAGCCAACGGTTTTCTCTATCTGGAATGACCTTTTCCACGAGAAAGTGCCATTTGAATTTATATTGCAAGCAATGATAAAAATGAAACTTCGTCCGCAACATACCTTTTTAATGCTTACCAAAAGAATTGGAAGAGTACTGGAATTATCAAAAATTGCTACAAATAAAGGAAGAAAGTTGCCATTGTTTCTTAATAATCTCTGGCTTGGCACAACCTGCGAGAACCAGAAATGTGTGGATGAAAGAATACCGACACTTTTGCAGATACCAGTGGCGCATAGGTTTGTAAGTTTAGAACCGTTGCTGGGGGCAGTAAATTTAGATAGTTTAACTGAACATTGCAGTTGTGTTGATAGTTTACATGGGAATCGAAACGAATCTGACTCTGATGGCAATATCACTACTAGTAAATACAAGGCTCTCGATTGGGTTATTGTCGGCGCAGAGACCGGCCCCAAAGCCCGATCCTGTCCAATAGAAAACATCAAGAACATAATCGAACAATGCAGGGTCGCAGGAATTCCTGTCTGGGTCAAGGCCATTCATATCGGCATAGAAAAGAAATTCAAACAAATCCGCAGATTCGATAATTTACCAGAAAGTGTAAGGATTAGACAGTTGCCATTTTAGCACGGAAGCGAAAATGCTTGACAAGTTACAATGTGAATATGATTTGCAATACGTAGTAATACGAGATTGTTATAGTTCTAACAATCTTGTTGTGCCTAACATCGGAGGAGGTTATGGCGAAATAGATGTATTGAAATTAACACGTTCTGGCTATACCTATGAATACGAAATTAAAATATCCAAAAATGATTTTAAAGCAGATAATAAAAAAATAGAAAAACACCAAAATTATTCGGATGTATATAATAACATTCCTCGTTTATGGTGGGGTGGCAAGTCGAAAGACAGAGAAGGAATACCAAATTATTTTATATATGTTGCCCCTAAAGGGATTATTCCTATTGAGAAAATACCTGACTATGCGGGGTTTTATGAGATAGATAATAATTATTTAAAATGTATAAAAAAAGCACCCAAAATCCACAGAGAAAAACATTGGAATTATTGGGTTGGCAAAATAGCCCGTTCATTAAATGCAAAATATCTTTATCATTATTGGTTAAAACTAAAACCAAAAGTCGATGCTAATTGACAAGAAATTAGAGGCTGAAATACAGAAAACCCGTCAGGCGTTTGGCCAGATTTATAAATTTATATATGACCATCAAGAACTTCTGCCCCAAACAACAATGGATAATTGGTATAATCTGTTATTTGAAATTGAGATAGAATTGTTACTTAGGGCGGCTGGGGAGAAAAAGTTATTGCAGAAATATCAAACCCAAACTACCTTTCAAAAAAAGCAAAAAGCGCCTCCGGTCGGTGCGCTTTAACTTTGCCCGCCAGAGGCGCTAAGGAGGAGAAGATGAAAAATGACTATTCTATTAAAAGGAATCCATTACTATAGCAAGATGTTTTTGTGCAGCGGCAATAAATTGGGACTTGTATTGGTCTTTCATAAGTTCCTTTATTTCATTATATCGAGAAGCGTTGGCGAATTTCTGTAATTCTTTCTTCCGCCAGTCATAATCAACTGAAGTATTCTTTGTGTTTCGTGAGAATATTTGCCTTAATTGAAACTCAAAATCTACCCATTGAGTTTTGGGGTCTTTGCCATAAAATTTTACAAGGCAATCAAAAGTATCTTTGGCAGCACGATAAGCTCTAATTTTATTATCTATTTTTTCGCCTGTTCGTGGGTCTGTCCATTCGATATTTACCATATCTGGCATTGTGCGCATATCTGCGTGTCCTACATTCGGAATAGCAACAGACCAGATATTATCAAAAGCAAAACAGGCATTAAACTTTTCATTCCATCCCGTAAAACCCTGATGGCTAAAAGTATCCTGTAAAGTATGCAAAGCAATACCTAACCGGATAGGGTCTATAAGAGCTGCATTGATTAACATCTGCGAGCGAGTGCTATGAGCAGTAACAGCCCAAAGAACTTCTCCAGGCAGGAAATGAAAAGGCACTAAAACAGTAGCTTGAACCTGTGGGTCTTTCCAGTTGCCTATAATATCTGATTGCGTCTGTAACCCATATAAATCGGCTTTAGTCAATTCGTCAGTGAATTGGTCAGCCCAAGCAATTATCTCAGCATCTTTATCAATCCCAACCTTGCAAGCCAACGCATAAGTTAGACTGTAATGAATGTCTTTCTGCATTAAGCAACTTGTTTTTTCAAGGCTTCTGATAAACCTGTCAACAAAGCTACTTTCTGCTCTTGGGTCAATTCCTGCAACCATTTGATGATAATATCAATTAACATCGGCCCTATTTTTTCGATTAACTGAATTGCCAAAGCTAAAAGTATTTTCTCAATCATTTTGGTTCTCCTTGTCTAATTGGTTATCGACTTTTTCATATAAAGCGGCTATCTTTTTTTCAAGTTCTGTTTGCAAACCACTCAAAACCAGAACCTCTTTCATCAAATCCTGCCAGAGTTTATATTCGTCTTCGTTCATTTGTTATACCACAAAAATTCCTCGATTCTCTCGATGCGCTGATTCACTTCCTTCACAGAATCCTTGAGATGAATCAACTCGTTTTTGATGATGGCCGTATTTGTGATGGCATTGTAAAGAATACCGCCTATCATTATAACCACCACAATCCAGTGAACCAAATCATTTTTGATGAATTTGAATTTTGCCATAGTTAAAGTCCTTAAAAGTAATTCTGTTTCCGCAGATTGTCTATTCTTTTCTTGGCGACCACTATCAAGTCGCTGCGGTATTGCTTATCAGGTATGTTCACTTTGTCAACTTTGGCATACAGGGATTTCTCCAATCCATCAATGGAGTCGCCAATATCCGTTACCTCACATATCGCACCATCAACACCCGCCGTAAGAAACTTGCCGTCTTCATACTTGACATCCAACGGCCATATATCTGGTAAGCTCATATTGCCTATCGGTTTGCCCGCACTTTTCTTCGCATCGCCAGAAGGGTATGGCTGGATGGACATTCGCACCGCCCCGCACCATTTATGGGAAGGACTTATTGCTGGTTTTTCGCCCGTGGCAAGGGCAAAGAAAAACTCATCCAATGGTTCGAGTTCCGGTATTGCGGCGTAAATGGCGTTGTATCCGAACCGTGTCGTAAATTCCAGAAAGTAAGGCAATCCGTCCTTGTCTGCAATGATACAGTTCATATCAAGAGGACTGTTGTATTTGTGCCTTTTCAGGAACGGTTCGATACGGGCAAGAGTATGCCTATAGATTTTGGGATTATGCTTGCGCCAAAACCATACGAGACTTGCCATACAACCAGTGTTCGGACCTTTATCGCCATCCATAAACCTCTTCAATTCGACAGTGGAGTTTATGCTGTTCGGCACAAGTTCGCCATCGACATACCACGCTTCGGTCGATATTTCCGTGCCTTCTATCTTCTCCTGCAAGATGAAATCAATCTTGTCCTTCCAGAGTTTTTTGAAATAATCGAGCATTTCGAGCATATCTTTGGCGTCTTTTGAAACATAAGTATAGACCGGCAGTTTGTTTCCTTGCGGCTTGAAAACATAGGCTTTATCGTTCTTCTTTAGAAAAGCAATGGCCTTGTCAAACGAGTTAAACTTTTCATAATTAGGCACTTTGACTCCGCCAGCTTTTGCTATTCTCATACCGAACTCTCTGTCAAGTTCCAAAGTATCATTGAGTTTTCCCCCGCCATAAACGGGATATTTCTTTTTCAGGCCGTCCGCCATTGTGCCAAGACCGACCATATCGAAAAGGATTATGCTTTCGTCCGTCAGACCTTTGGCGTAGTTCTCGACCTGCGGAATCATACCTTTGTAGGACGGTTTAGCTTCAGGTTCTTTAATCCAGAAATCAACCTTGTGTCCCAACTTTTTCAGGTGTAGCAACAAGGCGATTCCGTCTGCGTGTTTGCTTATAAGCCGAAATTTCATAACGCTTTACCACCAAAACAGTTACAAATTATAATTTTCCTCTTGACTTTTCTTATTAAAATAGATAGAATAAAAATATGTTCATAGAATTAGCTGGATTTCTTATATTTTTTGGCATTGTTGTTCTTTTCTTAGAATGCTGGGGACAAAGAACTGCTGATAAATTGGCAAAAAAATGGGACAAAGAAGAAGATAACCATCGTAAGCAAACTGAAAAATAACACTAAGTTCTCTTTTTTTATTATTTGACATTTAGAGTCCCTTCAATGCTGTTTCTGCAATTTTTTGAGCTTGTTCTTTTTCAGTTTTTAATTTTTGCTGTATTCGGGCTTGAGATTGTGCACTTTTTTCTTGTTTGTCCATCTGATTAAGCAGATTTATCATTCTTGCTGCAATAGGGGCAACGGCAGACGAACCTGGTTTCATCGAAAATCCAGCCGTCAATAATTTTATACCTGTTGGATTAGTAGATAATCTTGCAAAGGCCATCGGCCCCATTGCCAAAACTCCACCACCAGCAACAGTTAAATAATCACCTTCTTTAGCACCTTTATACATCATATAAAGACCACCAGTTTGTATTCCTCTAACATACAAAGACACTCCAGCAGGCGGTTTTTTAGAGATAATTTCAAATAGGTTTTTGATTTTATTGATTCCTTCCAAAGATGTCTTTTCTGGAAACATTTCCCCAACAGCTTTTTCGCCCATTTTGTATTTTATGATATTCGTAAAAGCATTAGGTTTAACAAAACCTTCCTCGGTAAATGATTTTTCGACTGCATCTGCAAGCCAATTTGTCCTTAACTGATTCCATAAGATTTGTCCTTCCTTGCTTGGCATTCCACCTATAGGTTCTGTAAGTGCTATTCTTAAATTTCTTATGGCTATTGGATTTTGTTTCGAGAGCGATTCTGCTACGACATTACTTGGATTCTTAATCAGATTTTTTAAAAGTTTTTCCGAAAAAGTTGTTTTAATCCCTTCCTTTCCTGCACGATAAAGAGCATTTGTGTTTCTAAGTAGTTGTTCAGCTTCAACAGATAATCCTTTAGTAGCTCTAAAGTCGAACATAGCCTCGTCGGTCAAATTGGCAATATGTTTAATGATACCTTCTGCTTTATCAACATCCCTTGCCATTTGTCGAACATCGCCCAAAAAAGTTGAACGTAGAATTCGCATATCGGAAAATGTAACTTGGTCTGGCATTCCTATAATTTTGGTTAATTGATTTCTGCCCGCTGAAGATAAATATAAATTATTAAGACGAGTATCGGTTGCCAATTCTGCTTTTGCAAATAATTTCAATCTTCTTGTTGCGACAGTAGCAGTTTTTGTCATATCATCAACTTGTTTGTATAATGGATTAACTAAATCATCAAGAATTTTCATTATTCTGCCATTTGGTCTTGATATATCAGAAGCAAAAATCTGAGCTAAGTTTTCTGGTGTTTCCCTTGCCGTTCCTTCGGCTATCGAATCCACGATGTTATCTGCAAATACTCTTGCTGCCGCACCTTGTTTTTTCTCAAATGTGTCCCATATCTGTTTTGCACCAAACGAACCTCTGCTACCACCTTCTGCCATATAAATAGACATTCTTTTGTCCAATTCACTCGGCGAAAAAGACCCACCCACTTTGGCAAAATCATCAACCAAAGCAGCAGCCTCTGGGATAGTTTTTCTAACAAACGGTGAAATTAAAAATTTCAAGCCAAGTTGGGCATATCTGCCACCAGATTCAGTTCCCGCCTCTACCGCAAATGCTCGTAACGCTTCTCTTTTGCTTGGAAGACGTTTTTCCTCTATGGCAGTTTGAACAGTTTCTCCTGCCGTTCCCCCTAAGCCAGCAACAATGGCAGCGGTTAGTGGAATGGTTACAAATTCCTCTGGCAAAGCCGTAAAAGGCGGTATTTGCCCTAATATCAAAGGTCCTAAAATTCCCCCAACTGTGCCACCTGCCATCCTGCCATATCGAGGTGCTTCGATTTTCTTACCTATATCCAAAAATGTTTTTATCTGGGTTTGGTCATAACCCCTTCTTACCAATTCGTTGTATGCCGATTGTCTTTTCGGTTCTGTTAATTGTATCTCCTTGCTTGATGGTAAATAGGTTTTTGGTCTTATACTTTCAGGCAAAAATCCGCCAAGATTGGAAAATAACTGCTCACTGGAGATGTTTTGTAATTCATTACTTTGCCCTGTCTTTTTCTGCCGAAGTTCAACTAAACGAATCTTCTGTTCTGCCGTAAGGGTAGTTGGGGCAGGGGTAACAGGAGTTTTAACCCCTATGGGCTGCGTAGGTGTTATTTTGGGGGTTGTGGGGATTGTTGCGGCGGGTGTAGTTAGTTGTGGCAATAACCCCCCTCCAGTTTCTTTTCTGCTATCATAACCCCCTTCGTAAGCATATCGCAAAGCATTTGTAAGTGTATTCTGTGCAGGTATCTCCCCAATCGACGGTTCACCAGCTTTTGATAAAGACATAGAACCAGATTGTTTTGCCCTCAATTCCGCAAGTCGTCTTTTTTGTTCTTTGGTAAGCATTATTGTTGCGCCTCCAAAGTTTCGAGTTCAGCGAGTTCGGTTTCTTCGTCTGGCGTTAAATTGCCGGATACTGATATTGTTGTGCCTTCGGGTGCTTTGAAACCTGATTGTTCAAGGGTCTTGCGCCGAATACCAATTGAACTTCTAATCGCTGTCCGTAATGATTTTAATCTTGCACTAAATACTGTATCAGGTAAATCTATAGTTGGAACAAGTTTCAAGAGCCGTTTATATTCTTGCTCATTTATTTGAGCGCCAGACCGAAGTCTTAATAAAGTATCGCCTATATTTTTAACGACTTGTCTAAATTGAGATTCTTTTTCAGTAGCTCCTAAACCAGTAAATTCCTTAAAAGTTCCCCAATTCCCTTCTAATCGTCCTATAAAAGCTGGGTCAAATAAAGTCTCTATTCGTTGAAGTTCTGAATCAAATTCGTAAAGTTTATTAAGGCTTTCCCGTTCCCCAGAGGGTGCGGGTTTGCCACCTATCCCTATTTCCACCAAAGGTTGACCGATAAGCAATTTATTGAGAGATGCTTGTTGTTCTTTGGTTCTTTGACCTTCTGGTATGGCTTGCAATTTCTTTAGGTATGTCAATTTTTCACCAGCAAGTTGTTGAGTAGGTAGCAATGGTTTCGGTGATACTTGATTTGCCATTGCCATTTTAAGCAATAACTGTTCAATGCCAGAATCACCACCAGCGGCAAGACCAGTAGGCAATCCCATCTGTTGAGCCAAGACATCAAATTGTTTTCCTCTTTTCTCCTGCTTCCTTTTCTCCATAATCATCATAATCGCCTTGAATATAGGAGCAAGATTCTCTTCGAGCGAAGGCGTTGTCTTCTGAGACATAGAAGTAGCTACATTTAATCCGCCGCCACCACCACCGCCAACGGGTATTCTCGGCGTATAAAACGGAACATTTACCGGCATAATTTATTTCTCCTTAAACACCTGCCAACCAAGCATTTTGCATTAGTGCAGCGTTACCCGCTGTTGGGTTAGCCATAAAAGTAGCCATTGGATTAGATACCGTGCCAGCAGCACCACCTCCCAACCCTCCCATCAACGCTAACATCAAGCCCATACCCGCTATATTGCCCCAATTCGTTCCCTGCTCCATTGTTCCAGCGGATGTAGATGTGCCAGTCTTGGAAGCAAGAGCCAAAGCAGTATCGAGCGGTATGCCTAAATCAGATAACTGTCTCAACCATTCCGTATATTTGGCGCTAAGCCCCGCCTGCTCTACTTCTCTTGGCAAGGCACCGTATTGTTCTGCCGCTGCCACCCGTCCCATCGGAACAAGTTCACCATATTGTGCATAAGACAATGCTTCCGGCACTGCACCTAACCGCCGTGTTCTTTCATTCTCATAAAGTTGAGCCAGAACAGTTTGCAGATTACCCAAAGCACCTTCCTCAAGCTCGGACGTTTCTTTTATCCGTCCACCGCCGAAGAATTTGTCCCTTGCCGATGTGGAAGCAGCCAATCGGTCTTTGGCATCCTGAAGTTCCCGCATAACCTGATTTCGATACGCCTGATAATAAGCACCACCAATAGGGTCGTATTCCTCGCCACCCAACGTCTTTTGAAGTTCACTCACACCAGCCTTGTAAAGAGGACTTTCGGTCGAAGGAGCAGAGGCGAGATATTCATCAAGTGTGGCAAGTCCCGTCTGCTCCTCTTTGCTCAATCCAGCCGTTAGTTCGCCGGTGTATGCCTCGCCCGCCCTCGCCAAACGCTCAGCTGCACCTGGAGCGGCCGCTTGGTAAAGTTGCTGTCCTTCCGGCCCTAAAGTATATGTGGTCGTTTGTTTTGTAGAACCACCGCCACCGAAGCATCCCATAATTAAATCTCCTTAATATAAGAAGTCTCAAACTTCTTCATTCCAAGTTCTTCGTATAACCTGCACATCTTGTCGTGCATATCGCTCGCCACATTGCTTGCATTCATAATCAAGTGCGAACAACCGTTGTCTTTCGCCCATTGTTTGGCGAAATTCAATAGTCTCAAACTACCAAAACCTCTCTTGTCCGGCAGGACGAACCAGTAATGCTCGTTGGCCAATTTCTGCCGACCGAGCGGACTTTGGAAAGTCGTTATTCCCATATAACCTATAATTCCGTTATCATCGTAAAGAACGAGCAAATCTGATTCCTCGCCTTCGACAAGATTCTTCAGGTCGGCAAGATAATAGTCGGCGTCCATCATCAGACCGAAACCATTACCATTGCTTTCGGCCTTCCACGCCTCGGCTATCAGCCTCAAATCCTCGACATCACCTTGAAACACCTTAGAATACATATAATTCCACCGCCGCATTTGCGGCATTGCATTTGAGATAGATTAAACTTGTCGTCCACGCCGTCCCTGAATCATAAACCGAACACGCCTTGTCAGAATTGGTTAGGATAAACCCTATCGGCGTTCTATCGAGATGATGAGTAATTGAGAACTCCACATTGGCATTGCCGGTATCTGACTTAGATAATTTTTCCGACTGGTTGAACGGTATGTCCGCAATCTTCCTGAAAACATCATCCAAAAGAAACGTAATCCTTTGCGCCCACTCTTTTGTCGCCTGGTCTGTAATGTCAAGCGTGGACGGAAATAACTGAGTCCTCGTTATTTTAGCCATTACAGTCTTTTGCCTCCCGTAGTCCAGTAAAGTCTTGCCTCACGAAAACTAAAGTGCTGACTACTTTCATTGTTGCGAAATCTAAACCGAACCATATCGCAATCCAGTCGCCAATATGCCCGTCTTATCGCATAGGTGCTGTTAGCCGCCAGCGTCCGCTCCCCGTTCCACGTTACGCCCCTGTCGGTCGAATAGGCCACGTTAAGAGAACCGCCACCGTTGAAATAAACGTCCATACGCTGAATCCTCTGACGCATCTGAAGATTCGTAAAAATAAAGTCTTTAGTTGAAAACCAACCGTCTATTGCCGTCCCATCATCATTCCCGACAAGACGGTCATATTCGTATATGTAACCGTCCGTATCACCCAAAAGAGTAGTCGGTGCAGTCTGGAGAGTAGTTCTGTCCCCGAACCGCCACGCCTGTTCGCCAATAGTCCCAACCAAATCACCGATGGTAAGTCGTGTCTGTTTTTCATAATAACCGTAAGATGACATATAGTCGGACACTGTATGTTTTGTCCATTTGTTCAATGAATAGTTAAAGACCCAAGCAGTATCACAATAATCGGAATCGGTGGATGGAACGAAAAGCCAGTATTCCTTCTGGTCTTCGATGATAACCCCGAAACACTTTTCTATACCCTTCGGGTTCATCGTGTCAAACAGTTCCTTCTGTATCTGGCCGCCGATTGATTCGTAGTCTATGCCATTAAAGACATAAACATCATCCCAACCCAAGAAAACCAGTTCGTCTCCAAGCGATTCTACGGTATGGGCGGCGGCACAACCTGCGCCGGTAATCCTCTGATTGAACTGGAAAATGTCGCTGTCTCCAGTGGCGTAACCGACCCAAACACTCCTTTCTTTGAAAACGACAAGGTAATCACCCTTGAACTTTATAGCGCACTTAATCCAGTCAGCACCACTCAAATCGACATAACTCGCATTTCCGTTAAGGAAATCGTCCGGTTTGGCCGTATCACTCCACCGAACTCTTTGCGGGTATCTGTCGCCGTCTTCCGTAGTGTCAAGCAAAATCAGATAGTCTTTGAATTCCACAAGTTGTTCGGCAAGAAGAGTAGGCGCTGCAACAGGATAACTGGTAATCAAATCCTCTATGTAACCATTACCCGTTGCAGACTTGTCCAATTTTTTCAGGTTGTCCACCCCATTTGTAAATACCCACCAGGGGTCAACTTCCGTTACCTTGCGGATATAGTCGAAAGAACACATATCGGAAGCGTCGGCATCGTAAGTAATGTCGGAATCGAATACGGGAACGAATTGAATGTCGTCTATGTAAATATCACAGGCCCCGAAGTCCCTCGTTGACTTCAGCCCGATTGAGGCAATGGCCGTCAACGCCGTTGGGTCTGCAATGGGAATAAAAACCAATCGCCACTGATATGTTCCGCTTACGGGAGCTGGCAATGCCATCGGTATATTTATGGTTTCAAGTGGTGTCCCGCAACCAGCCGAATTATCAATGCAGAATTGCAAATCATTCGCCAACAATGCTACCGAACTGCAAATCCACAGCCGAACCACACCATAGGCAGTTTTATTGCCAAGTGCCGTATCGTGATGCGCCATCAGACCCGTTCCGAATCCATCCGCAGGACTGATTTTCTGACTGTGCGTCCCGACTTTTATATATGGCGTATGTCCATCGATAACAGCACCGTTAGCCCCCATATCGGAAGTCCAGGTCGTTTCGCAGTCGTCCTCAACCTCCGCATTCATCGCCGTTTCCCAATACTTCCCTATGGTGTTATATGTCCATACACCTTTTGTGGTTATCGCCAGAAGATAACCTGCCGAATAGCTGAACAGGTAAAACTGGTCTGACCCGACAAAAACGCCTGGCAAAGGCAGATTATTCCCAAACTGTGAATAACCGAATCTTTTTTTGCAAAATCCGTCTTCAAAAAAGACATTCTCACAGTCGGACATATCCGTAGAGGCAATCAAATCTGGGGGGAGTGAAAAGTTTAGCCCTCCAAGTGGTGCTATACCGGCTTCTATGTTAATTTCAGCCATATCTTTAACGTCCTATTAACTCGGCAATTCAATTACTGTAAAAACTCTCTTTGCGGCTGTGCCATATTGTTGAGCCGTTCCCTCTTGGTCTTTCCACTGAACCTTGAAAGTATGGGAACCAGCAACTAACGATGTTTCTAACCAATGTATTGTCGTCCCTCTATCTTCGTTGCCCCCGCCATCTCGCATTCTCTGTTCTCCGTGCGGTGTCCCATCAATATCAAATCTAATACACACTGCACTGGGGGATGCGTGAAAAAGCGTCATTGAGCACAAAAGCAGAATATTCCCGCCTTTAGTAGTAATTGTAACCGAATCATCTCCATCCCAAGTAACATCTGCCCAATTAGCCGATGTGTTGGTAATATCATCTGAACCTGTTTTAGTAACAGATTGACCCAAAGCGTCATCGACATATTTCTTGTTGGCAATCTGGGCATCGGCGGCAGGAGCGCCGCTCGTTGCAAGTTTTGACGTATCGGGCAGGGTCGTAACCGCACCCAAAACTACCTCATCGCTTGTGTTCACCTTGATTACATTCACGTCCGCCGTTCCGGCAGCGTTTCTTGCCCGAAGGTTGTAGTTGTTGCGAAGTCTCGTCTCCGTATCGTTAAAGGTATTGTCGTTCACATCGGCAGCTTCCACGAAAAGCTGTATGTCCGTCCCGATTTTCCGCAAAACCTGCTTCGTGTAACCATCCTCGTTTTTGGCGAACAGACCGCAATTCGTTCCATCACTAAGGGCATAAATTCCTATTTCGTCTGTGCTTACAGTCGGAGTGGCGGACTGTTGCAAAAACAAGGCATAATAGAACCCTTCGTTGGAATCGCCGGAATTGAAACCAGCTATCATATTCTCGACTCTCTCAGCGACATCAACACGCAGGTATCTCATATAGTCGTCAATCTCATTGGCATAAGTGCTGTCTGTAGGTAGGGACTCGTTCCAACTTCGAGTGAAGGCAAGATTCAATACGAACAAGACACCAAGTAAAAAACCCATTCCGATTCCGATTACCAACAATCTCTTTTTCATTTTTGAATCTCCTAAAAACAAAACCCCGTAAATGCCACAAGCACTCACAGGGTTTCTTTCAACTTGTCTGTATTTTATTAACTTTTAATTAGACGGTCGCATACCAGTCCGTCCCCTGCCAGTAAATTAAATCTTTTCTCGGCCTTGCTCCTAAAGATTGTCCAGCGGCAGGTTGCATACCTTCCTCGACAGCCGCAAGTTCCGCCTCTTGGTCTGTCTTGACCATCTGTGCGTAAATCGCCATCGCATCGGCCATCCACTCCCCATATTTTTCCTTGTCCTGCGCAAACCTGAATCCCAAAGCCGTAGCCCCGTATTCGAGGATTTCCGGCCAAGTGGCCGAAATGATATTGCTCGTATTAGAATCCGAAAGGTCTGCCAAATATCCATAAAACAGAAGGTAAATCACGAAGGCCGTATTACTGTTGTAACTGTGCGCAGGTTTCTCAAACAAAGCAATGTAACTGGCATCAACATAATACGCCTGCGGTATTCCGTAGCCCGCCGTGTTGTCGAAATAAGAATCTTCTTCTATGCTCGTCTTAAACAGCCGCCGAAGCTGGCTTCGGTAGCCATCCGACATCTTCAGCCAACAGCTTCTCTCGGCCTTGAATTTGCGAACAGTTCCCGCATCTACATCAGTCCAGTTGGAATCTCCAGCGGTGGGCACGGCGTATTTCTGCGTCAAGTCCACCGTGTTGCGATAAACCTCTTGCCTCATCCAACTGAACGAGAAATTACCGCATATTTTTCGCTGTATCGAATTTATCCAACTGTCAACAGTCCCGCCATCAGTTGAAGTTATACCAAGGTCAGTTGCAATACCGTCAGGCCAGTTGGCTAATATCTGTGTTCTCAATTCCGATATGGTCATTTTTCCACCTTAAATAGTATTTTTCAATCTCCGAATATACCTCTTTCGGGTGAATGTTCTCCATACAAGCTGCCGCAATCTTGTGTTTTCCCCTCGCACAGATGTTGGCACTTGAGAAATGAAGTATGTGGCAGGGATAGCAGTTACAATCCTTCGGTTTCAACGATGAGCAGTTACGCCAGTATTTCGTCAGGTTCTCGACCGATGAATGACTCAACAAAACAATCTTAGGCGTATCAAAACAAGATGCGGCATTGAGTATCCCCGTCTCCGGCCCGACCACAAGGTCAACATATTTGGTAAGTATCATCGATTGCCGAACAGTAAAAACGCCGGATTTATTCACCGTGTTCGGCATATCCCACTCGATTAGTCGAGAGGCATTGTCCCCGACCGTTATGATTACAATATCCTTGTATTTCTTCTGCAATTCACCCGCAACATAGGGACTCCAGGGATAACCTTTGTGAAAGGCCGAACCCGCCAGAGACCAAAGGATTGCGAACCTACCTTTCAGATTAGCCCTGAACATCTGGGCAAGGATTTCCTCGTCCTCACTGAAGAATAGTTCCGGCTGTTGGCCTTTGAGTTTCGGGTATCCGGCAACCTCCATCGTCCTGTCCTGATAATTCTGGTTGCACGCCGTATGCCTTTTGTTGTGAGACCAGTTAAACTCTTCCGAAGTCTGGGAAACGAGTAGTTTGCCTTCGACCGAGCCAGAGAAATTCAAGACCTTCTCGAATCCATCGCCTATTTTCTTCCAGTATTCGTCAAGTTCACCACCCGTTATAGCGTCTTTTTCCTGTATTAGAAATTCGTCTATGTTCGGATTATTCCTCAAAACCTGCGCCGAATAATCCGTGCAGTTATAAACGATGTAGTAACCGTCCTTTTTGAGTTGCCTTAATACCGGAGTCATCCAAATAGCATCGCCTATCGCCCCATATCTGATAATCAGACATTCCTTATTCGTTATTTTCTTTCTCGGAAAAGCTATCGAACCCTTATGGTTAGTCCCGAAAAGTTGCTCAAACGGTTTTCTCAAAAAACCATTCTTCTTCTGGACGACAAGCATCCAACTATATTCGTTGCTTTCGTTGTGCCTACTCGAAGCGATAAGTCTGGCATTACCAAATCCCTTGATTATCTCCCAAACGTCCTGCCAGTAAAGGTCTTTCTGATGGGCGGGATTCGAGCCATCCGTTCCTATTCTCGGATAATAGTCTGGGTCTGGACAATAGAGTATCAGATACCCACCGAACTTGACTACTCTCCACCATTCCCGCAATATAGCTTCGGTTGCCATAAAGTCTTCGAGGACGTGCGAACTGAAAACATAGTCGAAATAGCAATCGCTGAAAATCCGCAGGGAATCATTCGCCGACAGGTCAAGATGTATGTCCGCCTTCTCGCCGGTTCGGTCTATACCGATTGCCTGCTCGCAGATTTTCTCGTCTCCGCAGCCAATGTCAACACCGACACCCCTGCAAAACGAGATTACTCGATGTCTGCACTTGCGGACTTCGTAACCCTTGCTCAATTCTGGAGACCACATCGTTTATCCCTTGTTCGCATCGTCCGGCACTAACCGCATAGTCGGAGTTTTCCTATCGATTTCCTTCTTGATTGCGTCCAGTTCGATTCTCTGCTTTGTCGCTTCAAGTTCCAACGCTTGATGCTCTCTTACCAGTTTCAGTTTATATATCTCGGCTTTGTATGCCCGTTCCGGTGCGGTTTTCGTGAAATACAAATACCCACCGCCGATGGCAAATAATGTCAATACGACCGCAACAATTATTTTACTTAATCCGTCCTTCATAAATTACCCTTTCTGTTTGTTTATGGTTCTATCTGTTCTTCCTGCGGAGTTCCTGTCTCACCAGATAAACAGGTGCAGTTCTTCCAAACGATAGGTGTTCCCACAATTCTCACATTATCATCAATGCTTTTTAATGCGTAATTACCCAATAAAGTGCATTGACCCATTCCATACCAAACGCCATTATGTTTATATTTCATAAAGTATTTACAGTTTTTGCATTGCACAGTATCAGGCATATAAATCACCTTCTTTCAAAATAGGGGGCGAGTTTCCTCGCCCCCATTCATTAACCTAAATCGCAGAGTCATATACCCTTATATAAACTACCGGAGTAGCCGCTCCCTGAATATGAATCTTGATTGCTCCTACTTTAGTGCCATTAGTTGCAGTGCTTGCCGTATAAGCAATACTTTCGGGATTAGCAGCTATAAACCACCCATCTGGAACATCGCCACCCTGAACGGTATTGAACCGCATCATATAGTGCGATTGTGGCGGATTTGTGCTGTCAACTTGTGTTGAGACACCCAAACCAACAACAGATCCACAACCTGTCATATCTGCACCAGATTCACTTACACCGAACAAACCACCATAAAGAACGCTGGACGGAGTTGAACCTGAATCGCACCAAACCACTCCATTCATCGCAGCAACTTGGCCACTATTAGTGCCGACTATCGTTACATCGCCATAGACCCAGCCCCACGTTGAATTGCCAGTTGGCAAACTGCCACCAAAGTAATAAGCAGAAGTGTTAGTAGCCGGAGTCGTGGTCGTGCATTGAATTGTCTTGCCTACCATAGTTAGAGTATTGGCACTTGCGTCCCATTCGAGATAGTTGCCAGTGGTCGCACCAAAGACTTTCAAATCAACACCGGATTGGTCAAGGCCGATATTGACTGCATAATCATCTGTTGCACCAAGAGGTAAAATACTCAATGTCTTTGCAGTCGCTGATTTCAGAGAAAAGTCTTTGTCCGTGCCGAAATACACCAGCGAAGTGTCATCGTAGTAGTGCGATGTGTTGACAAAATACATCGTAGAATAGTCGGCTATGGCTACAACAGCAAAAATCAAAACCAAAGCCAAAGCCAAAAACTTAAAACGTCTCATAAAATTTCTCCTTTAACTATGGGGTGGCCAAAAATAAAGACCACCCCGTTAATCATTTTTAGACCGTTACATCCGTGATGTGAATCATATGTTCCTCGCCGGAATCTGCACTGTAATCCCACATAATCTTGAAGCCGAGGATGCCATACCACGCACAGCCCTTGCTCCTTCCGTAGTCGGTCGGTATTTTAATCCTGACCTCTTCCGGAAGGGCGATGGCTTCAACAACAGCGTCAGCGCCGAAAATAACGGCTTCACCGGCATTCGAGTTAGAGCCAAGAGTGTTACGCAGGAAATTTGTCTCCTCGACAAACCTGACTCCGCCCCACTTGCCGATTTCGCCGTTAAACAATCTTTCAGGGTCGCCGTATTTTGCGGCCTCGACAAATCCAAGGGCAGATGTATCAGCCAATATACCGTCAAGGGCTTCGACAGATGCGATGCAGATGTAATTCTCACCGTCGTATTTCGGCACATTGGTTTTCTTCAGGTGCTTGACCAACTGCCTGATGTGGTAAGCGTTGAGGTTGCAAGCCCCCGTTACCCCAGCCGTCCCGCCGGCGGTGCTGTTGGTCGTCAGCGTTCCGGTGCTTCCGGTAAGGCAAACATACTTTTGGTAACCAGCCCTGAATTGGACTCCGGCAGCCGAATCGAGAACCTTCGCTTGGTCGTCCCGCAAAGTCCTTGATGTGATGTTCTCGACATCGAACTTAGCCAATTCTTCGAGCTTGCCAGTCCAGGGAACGCTGTTGCCATACTCCGTAACGACCAAAGTCCCCTTGCGCAGCAAATACTGCGTTTCAGGAATGGTATTTGTCTCGACCAGCGTCCCGCCAGCAGTGGCAAGATTACCAACTTTGTCGAAAAATATCGTATCGCCAGCGCCTCGACCGAGCGCCTCGTGAATGTTCACAAACTGGCGAAACTTAAAAATCGGTTGCGCCTGATAACGTATTTCGGCGGACAACTTCTCTATCGAGAGATACCCGCCTAACGTCCCAGACGTAAAACCGCCAGACCATACTTGTCCAGCCATAATAATTCTCCTTTAACAATGCCAATCACGATGAAGAAAAAGAGTTTTAGACTTTCATTCTCGCCCGTGATTGAGCTTTCCTTTTTTCCACGTAATCCGTTGGTGTCTCTACTTTTTCTTCGACTGGTTTTTTGGGAGCAGTTGCACCGGCAGAGCCGAGACCCGAAGCGGCGGCAATTTCTTTCTCCTTCTGTGTTTTTTTGGCCGCCTCTTCATCTGCGCCTTTTTTCCGCTCGGCTTCTACAAACTCACGGGCAATCTTCGCAGCCTGTAAAAGCCGTTTCGGTATGGGTGCTTTGGGGTCTGTCTTTGTCAGAAGATTGTTAGCCACAAGGTCTTCGTAAGGCCGAAGGTCGGGATTGTTTTGAAGGAACTTGTCCGTTACTCTCTCGATAGTTCTGCGAGTCTCAAAGTTTTTTGCAAGCTCTTTGAGTTCTTTTCGTGTTACAGGCAATTCATCGTCTTCGTTGCTTGCCGCAGGAGCAGGCGGTTCGCCTTCCCCGAAATTCAGATACGGCTTGACCGTCTCGTATTCGGATTTGAGCGATTCGTGTTCCTGCTGCAACTTGTCCTTCTCGGCCTGAACCTTCCTGTATTCAGCCTCATAATCGACCACTTTTGGCTCTTCTTCCGGCTTTGGTTCAACCACCGCACCTGCGTCTGGGCTGGTTGGTGATTGACCTTCTACTTTTTTTTCTTCGTCTGCCATTTTAATTTCTCCTTTGCCTCGACCTCAATTTCTCAAAGTTTCGGCGAATAAAACCATAAAAAAACCCGTAAATCGGCAACGCACCGACTTACGGGGATATTTCATCTTGTCCGTATAAAACTAAATTTTACTTTTTAGAATTTTGTCCTTTCAGTCTTGTTTATATCCATCAATTCGCCGTCCCTGAAGTTCAACTGTAAGTTGCCGGTAAAATCAGGTTTCTCTTGCAGTAAATCTTTAATATAATGAAAAGCGATTCCTTCCGGCTTCCTCATCGAGTGAATCTCTTTTTGCTCTTTCAAATTAACAGATTCACTCATTATATATGCCCTTCGCCTCGCTGTCAACGATGGTAACATTTGTCTTCAGCGTTTCCACCGCCTCACGACCGGCCTTGATAAAATCATCAACGCACTCCAGCAAACTTTTCAAGGCATTCGCACCTTGCTGGACTGCGTAAAATTCCGCAAGGTTCTCAAATTTCGTAGTTAGCAAAGTTCTCGTAAGCCCTTCCATCTTGCTCTTTATGGCGGGTTCGAGTATTTCAGACCAAGCAGGCAAAGCGACAAGCCGCTCGACCTGCTTGCCAACTTCGACCTGCTTCAGAAGTTCCGCCTCGTGTTCTTTGTTGAGAATTTTTCTTTCTTCCATTATTTCCCCGTATTGATAATCACCGTAACACCGCTTGCGGACAACTTTTTCTTTTTCCGTCCGCTTATAGTCCCCGTGTCCAGTTCAGGAAAGTCGATTTTGCGGACTTCAAATGTGAACACCGGTCCTTCGGAACGAATAGAATCCAACTTGACCAGTCCGGCAATCTCGTATTCCTTGCCGACATCTGCATCGTTAAATGGTAATTGCTCTCCACCAACCGAAAAGGTTGGGTAAGCACCTTGTTTCAAGTTTATCATTTTATCCCGCCCTTCTGTTCTTCTGCCTCTTGCGCTCGGCGACATATTGAGGCAAAGTTAAATGTTTGCCTTCTTCGGTATGACTTTGAAGTTCCGCTCCTGTCATACCTTTATACATCTGTCTTGAAGCGCCTTTCAGTTTTGAAACAGGAAACTTTCCTTTTTCGGCAGCGTGAGCAATATTCATAGCAGTTAATTGCGCCTTACTCGTAGGTGGTGTATGTTTCCTTTTCTTTTTGCCTTTTTTCTTTTTACAACAAGTCCCTGGCATTTTAATCACCTCATTTCTTCGTGTAACCTTTTGAACCGTCATACCCCGCACCCCTGCCGACAGGCATTTCCTTTGGTGGCGGGACTTTCATATCCTTCTGCGGCGAGTGTCCACCTTTGGGAATCCATCTTTTCGCCGCACCACGATTGAATTTCTTATCGGCCTTCGCATCGTCAAGTTGGAGTCCACGTTTGTCGGGAACACTCCGTCTCGATGTGATTCCTGGCCCTGTAACTTTGGCCTTAGGCATTGGTTCACCCTCTCGTGGGTTTGATTTTATTTCTGGATTTTTTCTTGCCATAATTTATTCTCCTATTATTGCGCTCCCGCCGTTACTGGTTGACTGGCGGGGGCTAAACTGGTTATCTGTTCAGGACTCATCTGCGATACATCCCTTTTTGCGTCTGCGGCGGCACGCTGCTCTACGTTCTGTTTTTGTTCAGGCGTAAGCTGACCAGACGCCGCAAGCGAAACATTCGGCTCTTTATAGACCTCCGCAAGATTGAAAATGGACAGTAGTTTCCTGTAAAGGTCGTCAATGTCCGTCATCTGCCCCAATTCTGGATATTTGAGTGCGCCAAGGAGAATCTGCGAGGCACGCTCGACCATTTCCCTCTGCATAAGCAAAAGCGAAAGACCGCCTACGGAGAACAGGTATTTGTTTTCCCTCGCAGGCCAACCTTCCCCGAACTGGACGTATAAATCATAGGTCATTTCGAGAATCGGCTTGATACTGTTTTCTTCGAGGTCTCTTGCGATTACATCAAATATGCCCCTCGATTCGGCGGTCTTGATTTCGACCTCGCCCAAAGTCTTGGGCTTGCCAGGCGTTCCCATCAGGAATTCCGTTACGAACGTGCCCTCCTGCATTTCCTTGCCAAGAACTTCGAGCGCCTTTATAAGTGGCACAATACCGCTTGATGAGGTAATAATCTCCTGAAGGACTTGTTCGTTAACATTTTTCTTTACCATCTTGCCTGGATAAACCGTGCTAACGTCCTGCCCTGGCATCAAAAGCGTGGGATTGTATTCATACATTTTGTTGACTATAAAGTTAAGGTTGTCAACGAACATATTGAAGATGTTGTTGTAAGTGTAATTCGGCAGAACCATCGCCTCGACAAGACTTATGCCCGACCATCCCCTGTGCGGGTAAGGCAGGGGTATCGTCAAATGATACGGCGGCTTCTTGTGATTGAACGGGTTTTCCTGCTTGCGGATAAGATATTTCTCGTTGGCTATGACCATAAGCAGATTTTCTTCGATAGAGTCGTCTTCAGGATTTATGATGTCCCCCCAAAATTCGAGGATTCCCACCTTCTTGCTGACCGGCGTGAATTGTTTTATCCCCTTTTGCGCACGTTCCTTGATTTTCTGGTTCTCCTTGCGCCAGTCCTCCTCAATTTTGTCGATTTCCTCCATATCATAGACTTTTGTAACCTCATTTGTTTTTTTCGCAGCCTTTTTCAAAGTAGAAAGGTTCATTTCCTTGTATTCGACCACATAAGGAGGTCTTTCGTGTATTGACGGCTCATAGTCGGGCGAGACAAACAGGTTGAGGGCGTTCACGTTCTCATAAGTTACGCACTTTTTATCGGCGTTCCAGATTATCTTCGGTATTCCCAGCCCCAAAAGAAAGGCGGACTTAATCATCTCGGAGTAGGCCGATGCGAAATTGGTCTTTGCGAACTCCTTTTTGAATTTCTTTTCGTCTGAATCCTTCTGCGTCAGTTGCTTTTTCCGAAGTTTTTGAAGGGTAAGCAACACATTTCTGGCCTGATTGAACGCCTCTGGAGCGTTCACCGCCCCCGTTTGGGATATAAGGTCGGTCAGTTGGTTTATTCGTGATTGGAGACTGTCATCGGCGAGGTCGAAGGAGAAAAGTTTGCTGCTCTGCAAGACCGCCCTCTTGATTTCCGCCGAGGACTTCTCAACCTGCGTGAAAAGTTTCGGCATCACGCACCTCGACTGCCACGACATCTTCGCCGAATAATCTTGTTTGTTCTGGTAGAGATTCCAAAGCTCGCCCCACTTGTTTCGGCGGTCTTTGCTGGCTTCCTCGGCCTCTTTCTTGCCTGCAAGAACGTAGTCGATGTATCGCTGCTTTTCGGTTACGTCTGCGTCAATCACTGTTTTGGGTTTCTTTTTTGCCATATTTACTTCCAAGTCATCGCATTGCGGTATGGACTGTTTATTATCTGAACCGCCTTGTCAAAGTCAAACGCCGAACCGCTCCAAGTTCTCGTTTCGCCTGGATGCAGCAGCGTATCGACATCGGTATCCGGCGAAACGCCGATTTGCTTCCACGTCCGACAGATATACTCGCCTAACGGTGCGGAAGAATCCATATTGCCGGTATAAGTATTGTCTCCGTTATCTGTCAGTATAATAGTATAAAGCGTTGCATCGGAGATTCGCTCTGCGGTTATGTATAACGTGCTGCCAGTCGGATATTTTATGGTGAAATCAGCCATTAGTAATAAGGTATCCTGTAATCAGTCCCAGCTATATTGACAAGTGCCCATCCCGTCGGGTCGCCCAAGAAATTCGTGGCGCTCGAACCGTAATAATTCACTATCGCTACGCCCACACTCGTCGAAGGCGCAGTCGTTGCGGCGTTCCATCTGTAAGTATTCGAGGTCGTTCCCGCCGTATTAACCGTTCCTGTTACATCACAGGCGTAAGATGGTGCAGTCGTTCCGCCCATTCGGGTATTGCCAGCAAAAGCGTTATTGCTTCCCCCTCCGGCGTAGATGTCCCAATTAGTATCCCCTCCTGTGCCGGAAAAGTAACCGCCATAGACAACAGAAGTTCCTGTGGTAGTTCCTACTCCATAAAACCGGCCACCGTAATAATTAAATGCCACGTCAGAACTTCCGCCGACAAGAGATGGGGCAGAGCCACTTGTAGTAAATTCCCCGCCTATTACATTTAGAGTTATCGTCCCCGTGCTGGTGCGATTGATGGCGCTACCAAGAACCGCCGCATAATAAACCCCCCTATCATTAAAGGTTAGGTTTCCAGTAGCGGCACTCGAAATCGCCCCTGATTGATTTATATAAGAATAACCGCCGTAAAGATTAGCGGTTGCACTACTGGCGCCGCTTGTTACATTAACATCACCAGTAACGCTAAGGGTATCTGATACCGCTGCAATTTGTTTAGTAATGCCAAATTGGGTGCGAGTTCCCGAAAAATCGTAATCCCAGACAAGTTGCCGCCAAGTCCCGACACCCGAACCTGATGCTGGAAAACCTGTAGTCCCGCTTCCGGTAACCGTCCTCGACAATTTGTTTATGTAACTGAAACTTGCCGAATAAACTAATGGGTAGGTATCGCCGTCTATAACCAGTCCGTAAGCATCGGCGGCGGCCATAGTATTAAGAAGATAACCCGCCATTGTAATATCATCGGTAGAGGTAAGTTGCTCCGCTTGAACTGTTCCTGCGGTTGTAAATCCGCCAGCCGTCAAAGTCGTCCCGTTAAAGGTAAGATTGGCGCTATCGACCAGAAGTCCTGCGGTCGAGGCGTAAGGAACTCTTGTTATCGTAAGGCCACTATTGGTTATGTTGGCAAAAGTCGGACTGTTCGTAGTCGCAAGTGATTGGTTTATGCCGTCAAGATAACCAAATTCACTGGTGGTGAGTGTGTTTGCGCCAATGGTAAAAGACGTGGCTGTCAATGGAGCATAGACAACTAATTTGGGTGTGTCAAATTCTCCGTAAATCAAGGGTGTTCCCGTGCTACCGTTTTCTATGTAAAGTTTATTGCTTCCTGTTTCAGTAGAACCCGCTTGATAGCCAATAAAAACATTTAAGTTCCCAGTTTGATTAGATAATCCTGCCTCATATCCTATGGCCACATTACCATAGCCTGTTGTATTCGCCGCAAGAGTAGTAGAACCAACTGCTGTATTTTGATAACCTTCTGTGTTGTTAAAAAGAACACTATCACCAAACGCCAAATTGTCTTCGCCTATAGTATTGTTTTGAAGGACAATATCACCAATTCCTATGTTATTATTGCCTGTTGTATTGTTTAGAAGAACCCTTCTGCCTATTGCTACATTGAAACTACCTTCGGTATTAGAAAGTCCTGCTTGATAACCCATAAAGAAATTTAGTGTCCCCGTCATTGCGAAATTGCCAGCTTGACCCAAAAGGATATTCTCGCTTCCAGAAACACCTTTTATCGCTAATGCTCTTAATCCATCGACCCGATAACCCTTCGTCTCGTCTGTGATGTTAGCATCTGCGAAAGTCGGGCTCGAAGTGGTCAAAACTGCCTGATTAAGATAGTTTGCAAACTGGTAACCATCCCACAGGTCAGCGTTAAGATTGGTATTAACCGTAGTAGATGTTATCGCAAATGGGGAAGTCCCACTTGCCTGCGTGAATGTTCCCCTTATGAAAGAAGGACTGTCCCCAGATTTATAATATCCAACCGAGGCGTGGTTGCCCCAGCCGTAGGCGGAGTTCCAGTTGCCGTGAGCGTCCACAAGGGCGAAACAGGGGTCTGATTCTTTGCCTAAATTGGTGTGTTCGGAAGCCGTCAAATGGTAATACTGGCTTGTAGTCCCACCCTGCAAGCCGTCCATCTTATTGTGCGTCTGCGTGGGTATCGTGGGCGTAACGGGCGGGGCGTAACACAAAACCCCAAAAATCAGCAAAAAAAGAACTACTATCGCTTCCTTGCGCACAGCAATATCCCCAATCCTAAAATGATAATCGTGGCTGATTCCGGTATCGGCTCGTAGTCAATTCTGATATTGTCCACACTGAACATCACCCCCGACCGAATAAGAGCGTATCTGGCCTCGTATTCGCTTAAAGTTGTCGTCAGCGCCTTGCCGACATTTGTGAAGTTGTGGGCGACCACCGTTCCATCCGGCGCATAGCAATCCACCACAAACGTCCCACCAGTCCATCCTGGTTTTAAGGCCGTGCAGACCCTTATCTGCTCGAATAACCCGTCAACTTCGACAAGCAAATATGGATTTTCGCACCAATACTCACCTATCCCAGCAGGTTGGAAAATCGGGTTGCCAATGACATTATTTCCCAATGGTTTGGCCAGAACGGTCGAAGGAGCAACGTAAATGTCATCATACAGCCCTTCACCATTTAGCATCTTCTGCCACTGGGATGGGACGCCCAAATTGTAGTAGTCGATACGCCACAAGGTTATATCCGGCAAGGGATAACTGAAATTGGCGTAAGGCTCACAAACATCGGACTCGATGGTTACAATCACAGCCTGCGATACGCTCGTTAAGCACAAAACCAAAAGGAATATCAATTTTTTAGCCATTGAACGCACTCGCAACCTGATAACTATCTGCCACATTTGTCTTCGTATTGTCAAAATAACCACTAAAATCGTCAATCCCTTCCTCCGGCCGAACAAATTGAAGACCGTAAATGCCATAGACATAGCACAGTCCCTTGTCCGGTGAGCATCCGATGGCCTTCTTGACATCATCGTTGGCTATCATAAGCATCTTTCCCGAACCCTGCTGAACCTTGTAACGGCTCAAAGCTATCAACTGCCTGCGAGTCTCCGAATCCTTGACCGGCTCGACCTTGCATTGCCGTATCTGTTGGGCTGTGTGATAGACCGCTTTGGCCTTCAAATTCGCAAACAAGTTAGAATCGTCAATCTTGCCAGCCGAATTGAAGTATTGGACATAATACTCAGCAGCATCCTGACTTAAACCATCGGCTACGCCCTTACCAACACCGATACAATCGACAATGAAGTTTTTGGTCTTAATCTCCGTCGCTACCAGTTTGGCCTCCATTACAACCTCTGAAGTCATTGTATAATGAACCGCCCGCTCTGTCAAGCATTTTCCGTTCTCGAAACCCTTAATCGAACACACATCGCCCCCGAAAGCAGGGTCAATGGCCACAATTCGCCTCTTTTCGTGCTGAACCTTGCGCAAGGCCTCCCAGTTTATCATATTGAGCCTTTCAAGTATGGCGGACGTAATAAGAGTGCGCTCCTCGTCCGTAACCCGCCTACAGAGCATCTCCTGGTCGTAATCGGACTGCAATAACGTCCCTTCGGCGATTTGCTGCTTCATTTCGAGCAATTTGTTTTGCGGTATGATTCCAGATTTGTCGGCGGTCAGCCTGCTTGCAAACCAGCCTTCCCTGCACTTTGTCGCCCTGCCCTCAGTTGGCAGTTGCATTACATCCTCTACGCAGGCGGCCACATCAAACATCTGCGTTGCGTGATTTGAGCCCTTAGGCGTGTAAAGGAACATAACCCACCTGTCCCGATTCGAGCCTATCCTTCGAGCACGTGCCATAATGGGACTCAAAATCTGCGTCCAGACAACGGGGTCGTGCAAACTCCATTCATCACAGACAACACCATCAAAGTCAATGCCTCTAATGGCATCGGGGTCATCAGAACCACATATTTTCAGCATAGAACCCGTCTGAAAAGTTATAAGCATCCTCTGCTCATTGACTTCCCAGCCCACCTCCGCCTTGTCCGGCAACGCACCCCAAAGCATTGTAGGGTCATCCCAGACGATGTTACGTGCCCAAACCTGCGTGGGGGCTATGTAAAGGTATTTTGACAGCTTATTGCGGCAGGCTTCACATATTAAAAGGTTTATGGCAAGCGTGGTCTTGTATGCCCCCCTGTGCCATTCCTCTATGAAAAGGTTAGCTTCCTGCCTCTCAAAAGCCCCTAAAACCTCATCTTCGGCAGGCGTAAGGCGGGAAAGAAATTGCTCGTTAGGTATCATTGAACCCCCTCTGGCTTGTCTGGCGTTCTCTTGTTAGTTCACCAGTAACCCGCCTAAATCCTTGCGGTTCGACAGGTTCGACAGGTTCGACAATGCTGGGTTCGACATTAGAAGGTTCGACAACGGGTATGTTTGTATCAGGTTCGACAGAGTTCGACAATCCTGGCTCATTCTGGAGAGCTTTTCTTGAGACTTCAGCCCTCTTTTCGGCAATCCAGCGTTTTTGATAGTCTTTCTTAGCTTGACCTGTTAGCATTATTCCCCCTTCTTAGTATCATCGGCGGGCTTTTTCCTCAACCCCAATGCCTCAAAAGTAACGAAAATCGGCGTTTTTAGATTGAGAAAATCCTCGTTTTGGCTCAAATCCGGCACAAGCTTAGACAACATCGAGCAAAGCACCTTCTCGCTTGTGTAACACTTTTCAACGGCGTGGACTAATAGGTTCTTTTTCTGCTCTTTCTCAACATACTTAATCGCTCGTAAAAGCTCAACAGCAAAGTCTTTAGAACCTTTTGGCCTACCGTGCCCCAACTTATTGCCTTTTTGAAACAAATTGTTAAATCCTTGTTAAAAACTATTATTCCAAGCGCAGTCTCAATAGCCTTTATGGTTACACTGATTGTGCTCTATTTTGGCTGCGCTGTTTGGTTAGCTTTTCTAATCCCATTATCAATTTTACTTATAATATAGTTTATGCAAAAAGAGCCGTTTTAGCTCATTATTTTCAAGGGTTTTCAGAGTTTTCGCCGAAGCGTTTATCTCTTAAACCCTTATATAGAGCAAGAGTGTGCCTTTTACTCTATTACTGGCTTTAATAGCATTATTAGTTTTTCTTATACTCATAACTAAAAAGCCTCTTATCAGATTATCCCAGTGCGCAGCAGGAGTAGAGGATTAATGATAATCAGATAAACATATAATAAGTAGGCGGGGTAAAGGTTGTATTTCGTAACCCTGAACTTAATTCGCCTTTTTGCCTTATTTGCCCGCAGCTTAGAGAAAAACTGTCATTTTTTGACAATTCATCTCTGAACTGCGGCCCACATCCACCAGTAATGGACGCTTTTGTGTGGGTAGTTTGGCTTTTCGGCACACTCTTTTTTGCCCTATGTCTTTTAATTCGTTTCGCTTCTGCAAGCCCGATATGCGAGCAACGCCGCTTGATAATGCTTGGCGTTACAGTTACTTCACCATTAAAAACTGCTAATCCTTCTGTTGCTCTACCCATTAAGCTACTTCTCTTAACTTAATACCCTGCTTTGACCAGGGCAATTTTGGATTATACCAATACTCACAACCATTAGGCAGATTGTCAGTGCAACAGCCTAATTTGCCGTGAAAACATTTAGAGCATTTATACTTTTGGCCGTATTGCTTCATAATCCGTTTAGATTTTTGGATTCTTTTAACAGTTTTAGCTTCGACAATTTTCTCGATGTAATCGAATTGCTGCTGCGGAGTTAAAGATTTCCACCACTTGCGGCGTGCGGCCTTAGATTTTTGATAATCCTTTATCATCTTTGTAGAGTCTAAATCATACCCTTTGAAAAACGCAAGAAAAATCCTGAAATTCTTTTTTGTTTTATAATTATCTAACAAGGTGTTTTCCCGCCCGAAACGTTGATTTTAGGAGTTACTACTATGTAGATTTATTGGCCAACACCCACAAGGTATTATCTCATAAGAGCTTATAGTTTTTATTTATTTTATTTTTTTCTTGATTCGATTAAAGTGTTTTGGTAAAGTAGTCGATAAATAAAGTAAAGGAATTTACTATGAACCGTCAGGCAAACAATAATCAGTTGGGAATGAAGGCCAGTTGTGGCTGCAATTCTGCGCTTGACGGTTCAGATAGTGCTGCGACTGGCTTTCGTTATTGAAAGGAAAGTAAAAATGGATAACCGACAGAAATTAGGCATTGTAGAAGCAGCTATTCACGCAATTCTTGATGTGGTAGAGTTGGGAATAGCCGATAGTGGCCGGCTTACCTATCAAGATGTGGTTGACCACCTAAGCGAAATAGCAAACAACTTGCGCAACGAAATAGAACAAGATAGAGTATTGTAAAGCTCTTTGAAAACTCTATATGGCGGTTTAGCAGAAAGGCGGTTGGCTATGAAAATTACATCAACACACGAACAACGTCAAATAAACCGAGTTATGGAAAATTCAGCTTGTGGGTTGCTGGATATAGCCGAAAGATTGTCTCGAACTATGCCAGCCAACATTGACGACTTCAAAAGCGATTATCGTTTCGCCAAAGAACAATTACAAGCGATAGCCGATAACGCTGAACGGCACGGGATTAAGGTAAATTCTTTAATATGAACATTTCTAAAGGCTAACCGCCGATAGAGTCCTCGGCTCGGTAGTGGATGCAATGAAAATGGGATTTGCTGGCCAACCACAGGCCGTAGCTTCAATGCAGGCCGAGGATGTGCAGTGCAAAAGGAAACTGAAAAAGGAGAAAGAAATGGCAAAAAAATTTTATCTTATGGATAATGGAAATCTTATTGAAGAAGCAGGACGAGGTATCACAAAAAAAGCAATCAATGCGCTTCAACAAACTGAGTGGGCGAAAAAGCAAGGTGGAATTTGCAACATTGTAGAATACACAGAACCACGAGCGATTCACTTTGCACGAAAACATTTAGCTTGATTAATGTTCTTTGGCAATTTGAAAGTGGCTGGCGGCGTTGTGGCATAAGGGAATGGGTTAGTAGGATAGAACGGTTATAAATAACCAATCGAACCCCTAAACTCCACACAAGAACATACGAATCCTGCCCGTCAGCCACTTTTGAACTACCAAAACCTTGAAAGGACGAAAAATGAGATATATGTGTAGAGAATGTTTAGAGGGTGAAAATCCAGAAAAGAAAAAGCCGTGTCTTTTTAATGTAGAAAAAGGCGGTGCGTCCCCAATGTATTGCCCTGTAGTTGGCGAAAAAGTAGAATGGATACCAATAGAACGTAAATCCGCTTCGCAGGACAGGCAAGGTTGAAAGGAAGGTTAAAATGGCAGGTGATTTATTCATAACAAAACCATTAGTTCCAACAAAGTTATATCATATTTTCGGGAAAGACCACCGTTCTTTATGTGGCAAATTTCTTGTTCTTAATCCAAGCCCTAAATGTTGTGAGCCATTCACGGGCGAAGAAGAGCCGCCGCTGAAAGGTAGAAAAGGCGAGGATTGCGTGGTATGTTTCAAAAAAGCGGGGATACCGATTTCGTAGGATGCCCACCCTTGAATTTAGGCATACTTTGGTATGGGTTAAAACGTGAGAATTGAGGTAAAAATGAAAGACTTGTATAGTAAAATCAGAAATATAAAATCAAACATACCAATTGGACAAGACGGTAATTGGAAGGTTGAGCGATTTGTTGTAGATGAAAAAGGAGCGGCGTTTCACAATCTACGAGAGGCCATAAATGGCCGTGATAGAGAAATTGTTACCGGCACTTATACCAAACTTACCTGCAACGGCGAAATCATAATGTCCGACACACCCGCAGAAATCAGCGACCATTTACATTTTATTTGTCGAGCATCAGGAAATGTTTTGGTCAATGGTTTGGGTTTGGGGTTGGTTGTTGAGGGGTTAATGCTGAACTCGCAGGTTAAGCATATAACGGTGATAGAAATATCCCCAGAGGTTATTCGTCTTGTTGGTAGGCATCTTGGGAAAAAATACAATGGCAAATTAGAAATAATCAACGCAGACGCTTTCAGTTGGATTCCGCCTAAAGGTAAAATGATTTATGATTGTGTTTGGCACGATATTTGGCCTAACATTTGTGGGGATTATTACCCCGAAATGAAAAAGTTGCACCGAAAATACGCCCAGAAAACAAAGTGGCAGGATAGTTGGTGCAAGGAAGAAATTAGATTTAGAGCAAGAATCTAAAATGTGGTTTTTGAGCCAAAAACGGCCTTTATAAGAATTTGCTAAATTTTCAGAAAATTCCGATTTTTCTCTTGATTTAATCCGGCAGTCGAGCCGATAATACTCATAGACGATTTGAAAGGTAAATAAATGCACTGCGAAAGTATAATCAAAAAGTTAATCCCAGCAAGGTCAAATCTTGCGCTTTCGCAGTGCGGAAACCTTGCTGGGCTAAACCTGTCCTGCCTGTGGCCATCAGATTTTGCCCTCCAATACCGTAACTGGACACTGGAGATAGAATCATACCTGGCTACAGGTGGGATTTTTTATAGGTGAAAAATGCTAAAAATAGAAAATATAGAATCCTTAAATGAAAATTGCTATTATTTGCTCTCGCCAAAACAGGGATTATCCCCTTATCTGTGCGGGTGTTATCAAATTGATTCTGTTAATTGTAAAACAAAAATGTTTAGTGTCATAGGAATAATAGGCAATTGGAGATTTGATTCCTTTATCACTATTATTGATTTAGAAATAGATTAGAAAATTCTTTTATAAGTCCAGAACGTCAGTTGTGCCGGCAAGGTCGGCATCTTGCCAGTGAATGTAAATCATAGCGGTTGTTAAAGGTGAACTATGACCCATAAGTTTGCAAATTGTCCCGATTGGACATCCGTTAATATGGAGTTGGTCGGCGAAATAATGACGCAGACTGTGGGGATAGAATGGTTTAATACCAGCAGCTTTGGCTGCTTTTTGGCATAGTCGCCAAAGCCAGTGGTTGCTTTTGCTCTTTAAAAATTTCATAGTAGGGTCATTTTCGAGGATAGATTTGATGGTTCGGTTAATCGGTATCGCCCGCCGCTTCCCACCCTTGCCGATAATGGTGATAAATTCACCGTTGAGATTTTCTTTAGTTAAGGCCATAAACTCTGCGGCTCGCAGGCCAGTATTTGCGAGGAGTTCAATACAGTCCTTTATATGGCCGCTTGTGGCTTTGACAATCTTACGGTACTCTTCTTGGCTTAGGATTCGCTGTCTCGGCGGTGATTTCTTCAAAGGCTCGACCTTTTTGGCGGCACTGGGAATACCGTGAATGGTTTCGACCCAACTCAAAAAAGACCTGATTGTGAACAGGCGGACGTTTCTGCTCGATGCCTTGTAATTTTTTGCCAGGATAAACCGTTCGATAAGCTCACAGTTAATCTGGGTAACTTTACAAGTTTCAGGCAAGGTCGCTAAGAATTGCCGTATTACCCCCGCATAGTTCAACCTTGTTTTAGGAGCAAAACGGCTAAGATGCAGCAGAAACCCATTATAAGCGCTCTCGACCGTTAGCATCCTTGCTGCCACCCTTAATTGTGTAGGCAGCATTATAAGGCGAACCAAACCTCCTCGATATAGATAAATTTATTATATTTTCGGGGCTGGTAAGCCCAATACTACTTTGAATAATATTGGCGCATCACCAAACCCCACAGTTAAGCAGCTTACCTAATCCCCTAAAGTTCGTCAAGAGAAATTATCTAAATTAACAGGTGAAAATATGGAAAAATTATTAAACGAAATACTAAATGTTGGTTATCAAGTTACTCTTTTTCAAAATGCTCTTGGCACAATTACTGCCAAAGCAGATGAAATTTGTGAAATAGAAGTAAACGAGAAAAATATAGAAGGTGAAGAATGGAAAGGCGAACCTGGTTTAGTCAATAAAAAACTTTATGGAGAAATTATCACAGATGGCAAAACATTAAACGAAGCCATTAGAATGTTACACGAAAAAATTGAGATTTCTCCTCATTAGTTAAAAAGTTTATTAAGAGAAATTTTAACATTTTAACAAAGGCGAAAAAGAAAAAGGCAAAGCAGCTCTCTAAAAAGTAAATAGCGAATTTCGGCGGGCGGCGTGAGTTCCTATGTTGCGATACTTATAGAACGCTCTGGTTTGCTCTTCTTCCCGCTGATATTGTGCTGGCGGCGGCAAGCCAAAGCGATGACGAAACAGCAAACCGTAGAGCAGTTATTCGCAGCATCGTTGCGAACCTGCCCGCCAGCATCTTTTGAGCATTACTCCTCCTCCTGAGTAGGGGCAGGGATGCCTTGCCCCTATTCTATTTATCAAGGAATTAAAGAATGGAATCAAAGGGGCAATGGCGTGTTACGCTTGTGCAAGTTAGGCCAGAACTGGCAGCATAGTCATTGCCCCCTTATTTGAAATTTATCGGCAAAGCCGAAGAAAGGGAAAAAAATGACTGTGAGACGAATTCTTCAATTACTTGAAAAATATCCCAAAGAGGCCAAAGTGTATTTTACTGTGGAAAAAGAAGGTGGAATCATAATTAGTGAAGGAAGTTTAAGTTCCATAACCGAAGAAGCGGAAGAAAAATGGATTGACCTTAAAATAATCTAATTGGCCTAATCAAATCGTAAGATTTGACTCTTAAACCTTCGCAGGGCTACTTAGGTTAAACCCTGCTGAATTTGAAAGGATAGAAAAATGCCCTCTAAATTTTATAAAGATGAAAGTAGAAAAGATTGGTATGACGAACTTTGCCCAACACAGCAACTAACCTGTGATAAAATTCAACTCGGTGCACTTTTGCGTATTGCCGATGCCACCGAAGTTATGGCTAAAAATCACCAGCAACTTATTGATGAGCGGAATAACTACAAGCGATGGTATGAAAGCGAAAGGCAAACAACAGAAAAACTTGTTCGCCGAATATCCGGCTTGCGTGGTTATATCAAAAGGATAAACAAATCCCGAAAGTTGAGGAAACAATGACCGAAGAACTCCGCAAATTGCGGGAAGAAAGGAGAATTTTATGAAAGTCGAAACTTACGAATGCGAAGAAACCAAAATGGAAGTTCCACAAGAAAGCGAGGAGGCAGTCAGATTGATAGACGAACTTGGTCTTGAAGGACAGCAAGTTCTTGTCTCAAAGAAAAAAGATGCTACGGAAATTCAGCGATGTCCTTATCGAAAAATCAGGGCGGATGAAGAATTTGTATATCGGTTGTTATGTCCCCAATCAATAGAATTAAAAAGATTTGATGAAATGCCTATCCCTCTGCGTGTTTTACAGGTAATTGCTCACGCTAAATCGCTTAATATATTCCAAACATTTCAGATTTGGTGCGCAAGAGGAGCAATCAAAGACCCCGTGCTTGTTGCTTCGACCAAAGATTATATTTATAGCAGCGACAGGGACACTTTTATTCTTGCCAGATGGGGCGAGGAGTTAGATGAATTTGCCGTATTACTTAAAAAGGCGATTGAGAAATGGAAAGAAAAAGCAAAATCAACCATTGCCAAATGTATAGTTAAAGCCAATCAGGATTTACAGCTAATAGATTTTTTAGACGCTGAAAGCATAATCAGCAAAAATGAACCGTATTACAATGGATTGTCTTAATATCAGAAGATATAGCAGATGCAGCCCGTAAAACTTCCGTAGTCCCGTCTAAATCCGGCAAGCCGGTGGGGTGCGTCTGCTTTTTGAAGGGGTAAAAGAATGAAAGAAATAGGTAAATACTTTTTAGTTAGAGTTGGTTGGCGTTGCAATATGTGTGGCAAGATGTTTTGGACGAACAAAAAAACAAAACCCCATTGTGCATCTGCTCCTTATCTTTTTAGTGATAAAACAATTTGCGAAATTCCCAAAAGTATTGCTTTGAGATTAAAAAAGGCTAATCAATGAAACTTATCGAAATCACAGAGAGTCATAACCGCCTACGAATAACCTGCGTGATTCTATTGGTCATCATTGCTTGCAATGAATTGGTCATCATTGCTTGCAATGAAGTTGAACGGCACAAGGCCAGACGACCTATTATGCTACCGAATTACACAGTCGAAAAGCAAATAAGGAGTTTGCAACGCAGGGTCGGCGCAAAAGAAGATGGTATCGTTGGCTATGAAACTTTGACCAAAATCAATGCCGCAATCACCGCCGAGCGAAAGAAAGCAGAAATAGAAAAGTCCAGTGAAATGGCAGAACATTATTTTGTAGGTCAGCAAGCGGAATTTGAGAAAGCAAAGAAGGAGTTAGGTAAATGAGACAGATAAAATTCAGAGGCAAGCGAAAAGACAACAAAAAAGTCTGGGTATATGGTGGCTTATTCTTTATTGGTGAACGAGCATTTATAGTTACGGACTGTGCGGAACTTGGCATAACACCTTATAAAAATGAAGTTCTTTATGGTTTTATTGAAGTTATCCCTGAAACTGTCGGTCAGTTCACCGGCCTTCTCGATAAAAACGGTAAGGAAATATACGAATTGCTAAAGGATAACCAATGACCGAATCTTCAATAAAAACTTTATTTGACCAGCCGCCTTTGGCCAGAAATACTGACCCAATAACCAGCCATATTGCGGCGGACAAGATAATTGAATCGGGCGAGTTAAGTGCACAAGAGGAAATGGTTTATGATATATTGAAAAAATACAACAACCCAAATGGTTTTACGGTCAAAGAACCTTCACATTATCGCAGTGATAGTTTTTATTTTATGCTTCAACGCCGCCTATCTGGCCTTGCCCGCAAAGGGTGTATTGAATTTCTCACAACTGACGGCAGGTGGGTGAAAATTTTGGACGAAAACAATCGGCCTGCCACAAGGGATGGCTGCCGAATTATTAGAGCAGTGTGAGGTATTTATGAGAAATCCTAACGAGCCGAACTGTTCCGATTGTTGGGAAAAAGACAAGGAAAACTGTCCGCATAAAGAAGAGTGCATTGCAGAGGTAATAAATAAACAAGATGAATTCAGAGAAGAAAGGAGAAGTGAAAAATGAAGATTAAAATATCAGCAGGATTTTCAGGTGTGATTGCAACAGGTTCTTTTCAAAATGCACGACCAAGTTATACGGCAGAAGTGGAAATTGAAACAAATGTATCCAAACCAGTTGATGTTATAGATGCTTGGCAGAAAGAACTTCAGGAAGTTTGCTATCGAAACTTTAAGCAAGATGAACAGACTCAAACCATAGAAAGAATACAGAGGGAACGCACAGATTTCAGAATGTATGGTGATTTTCCGTCTGTAACATCCATTCTTAATTGGGATGCTGATTTTTGGGTAACTATCGTAGAACTTCAACAATATGCTTCTCAGGGCAGTCTCATTCACGCCCAAGTTGCTGAATTTATAGAAACTGGCGAATGGAAACCTGTCGAAAAGATAGATGGGACTTGGTCTGATTTGATTATAGTAAAACAAGGCAAACTTCAATTACCGATTGAAGGATGGAGTTTCCCTGATTTTCTCAAGAAATATCCGATTGAGAAAATGGTTTGCGGCGAGCCGATTGTAAGTAATGAGTATCGTTTCGGCGGCACACCGGACATAAGAGTTTGTTACTACGAAGGGAAAAAGACCCTTGCGGATGTTAAAAGAACCCCGCAAAAACTCAAAGATTTCAAACAGATTGCCGCTTATGTTATCGCCGAAGAAGAAAACGGCGAAAGTCCTTACGAGCAAATGATGGTGATTCCGCTTAACGACAAGACCCAACAGGGTTTTTCCAAACCGATTATCTCAACAGAAATTAGTCAGTATAAACAGATGTTTCTCAAAGACAGAGAAAACTTCAAAAAGCGATATGGAATTTAATTATGAAAAACGGTCGTGATGAATGGCGAAATAACGGATGTCCTAAATGTGCCAAAATGACTACTGATAGATTGTGTCCCAAATGCGAAATCGAAATGTGCGAAGCAGCCATTTTGTCAAATATGAATAGAATCGAACAATTAAAAAAGGAGATTCAAAAATGAATTTTGCACAAGTTAGGGAGGCTATAGGCAAGTTAGACGAGAAAAACTATCAGATTAAGATAGCAATGTTTGGCACACCACAAAGTTTTGATGGTGTTACATTTACACCAGAAGGCAAAAGATTCCAACAGGTTTTTATAACTGATGATATAGGCGAAACAAACAAGGTTAAGATATATCTTGGTGAAGAAAAAACTATTGGTGATGGTTGTATCGGCAAGCGATTGGCTTTCCAAATAGCCCCAGTTCCATTCAAGAATAAAATGTATTATGGCGGTTTTTGGAATGATAGAGCAACTGTTGCACCCGCCAGAACTCCTACCAAACCTTCTGTTTCAACGCAGGGTGCGTCAAAAGCCCCTGCCCCTACTCAAACTACCCCTAAGCCTGATTGGGATGCTATAGCAGAAGGTAAGGTTAGGCACGGTTTGTTGTGTGCCTATATACAAGGTGGTAGTGCTCTTTCGGATGATGACCTTTACAAACAAGTCCTTCAAGATACCAAATTTGTTATGCAGGGTGAGTATTACTTTGAACCAGAACCAGACAAAAGCATAACGGAAAATAATCAGCAAACAGACGATATTCCTTTTTGATGAGGTGAAAAATGTTACCAATACATACAAAAATAGGAATAGATTTATATGTCAACGAAGGCTATCCAGTTGGGGACTTTCTTTATGCGGTTTTGACAAACAATTTATTTGAAGCAACAGGTCGGGCTGACCATATCAATCGCCCAAATTTGGCTGATATTTGCCTTTACATTTATAATTATACTCCTGCTGTATGTTGGGGCAGTATTGATAAAGTAGAAAATTGGTGGAAATTACACAAAGAAAACCCAGAAGAAGCAAAAAAGATTGCTAACCGTGATAGAGAATCAAGGGAAAGTCCGTGTATCCCAGTGTTTTGATGAGGTGAAAAATGGAAGTTGTAAAAATCGCCGATGAAATCCAAAAGAAAATAGATGCCCTTGATACCATTAGGGCTACTGTTCGGGAACGTGCAAACGCAAAAGCTAAAGCCATCGCCGAATATGATAAGCAGATTGCCATTACCCTGATTAAACTTTCGAGCGGCAAGACTATGACAATAGACGAACACAAAATCGAGAAGCCATCTGTTTCGGTCTCAGAAAAAATCGCCAAAGGAATATGCTGGCAAGAAAAGCTCAATATGGAGCAGGCGACAGCTTCCTACTCTGCGGCAGTAACAAACCTTGATGTTGTTATGGCACAGTTGAATGCTTTACAAAGTATATATCGGCATCTGTCGGAGGCTTAACTTGGGGCAGAGCAAACGTGTATTTCGTTCAAAGGATTGAACCAAAATACTGTCTCTGCCCCGCCATTTTTAAGGAGTTGAAAGTATGATAAAGAAAAAAGTAAAATTATTGCCTGTTAATCGAATTTTGATTAAGCACGAAAAAAGAATAGCAAAATTGGAAGCACTTGCGTTGCCAATCAAAATCAAAAAAGAAATGATGGTATGTTCACACTGCAAAAAACAAATGATTATGGCATTAGTATGCCCTTGCAGCGAGATAATTCAAGCCCTTGAATACTGTGGATTTCTTTACAGGTTTTAACAAGGATGGATTAAATGGCAAGGAAGCGTAGTCGCAAGGGGATAATCAAAGAGATTAACAGGATTAACGCCCTAATCGTCAAGGAACGAGACAACTGGACTTGTCAGCGTTGCGGAATCCGTGTTGAAGGCTCTAATGCCCACGATGCTCACCTTTTCGCTTTTGGTTCTGGATTAGCAATACATATCGACCTTCTTAACCAAGTCTTGTTGTGTTTTCACTGCCATATTGATAGAGGACACCGACAAGGCGATATGAAGGAATGGTTCAAAGAGAAGTTTCCTGCCCGATGGGAATATCTGCACGAAAGTATCCTCGACCCAAAAGATAACATAATGAAAATGAGAAGGTGCATCATTATCAAATTCACAGATGTTGAATTGGAAAAGTTGCTCGAAAAACGGAAGCAGAAACTTGAAGAATTAAAAAATTAGGCAAGGATGCTTATGGTTTTGACAATCAAGGACATCAAGGACGACTGGACGAAAGCAATATGAAAAAGCACGAATTTTATAAACCTGAAGAGTTCAAGAATAACAAAAGAGTGCCTCTGTTTTGGAAATGTCTTTTTTGTGATAAAGAGTTTCATACTTTAGAAGAAGCAGATAAAGACGAATGTTTATGGAGACAAGAAAAAGAAATAATTAAAAAAGCAATGGACGTTATTGCCGTTCGCAAACAAGGGCATAGTAGATTGGTATATGATAAAA